AATCATAAAAGCAGCAATGATCGCTATTCCAATTTGGGGACTTATTATCATGGCTTTTATCATATTCATTTTCAAAAATGATATTAAAAAATGGTGGAGGAATAGAAAATGAAACTAATGTGTAAGCTGTTCGGGCATGATTATGACCCACCAGCACTTATTGGAGATGAAGCACCAACATATTGTATTCGTTGCGGTGAATTATATGTGGACCAGTCTTATTTCAACCGCTCAGACCTTGACGAGTCTGAGAACGTGTTCGGGGAGGAATGATGGCGGAATCAAAAAAACTTAATCAGATTTGTGATAATTGCAAAGGTAGATTTGACTTTGTGATGAGTAAGGATTATACGCAAAACCCACCTTATCCTCTTGGTCGTGAACTTTGTACTGCTTGTCTTATTAAAGAAAGAGAAAACAATGACAGAAGCTGAAAAATGGCTTGATAAACATATGGATTGAACGCAAAAAAAGCCCAAGCTGACCAAGCTTGAGCGAAATACGATTTACAACAACTTATTATATTACTTTCGGTCAGTTATATTATATCATACAGACCAATAATTTATTCAAAATAAAAATGCCCGAACTGACCAAATTCGAGCTTAATAGAACAATGTTTCATGGATAATTTTTATGGTCTAACAAATTATATCATACTGAGCTAGGAACTCGCTAAACTCAACTGGAGGGAAAATGTTTAAAAAATCAGGAGAAATTATTGGTAATGCCTTTGTGTGGCTGCTGTTTATAGCAATTTGCTTAATATTTTTAGGGTTATTACTCCGAATATTGCGCTTTATATGGTTTGGGTACTAAAAAACTCCACACTTGGTCAGTAGTATGGAGCAACTAATTATCAACTTAGTTCGTGTAATATATTTGACCAATGTATATTATACACTATTAAACAAAAAAAGCCCACGGCAATGGGCTTTAAAAACTGATTTATTATAATACTATTATAACATAACAGGAGTTAGAATATGACAAAAGAATTGACGAAAGCACAATGGCATGATGTTCGAATGACCTTAAGAATTATCATTCGCAATAAGAAGAATGCCAAACAATCTCAGCTTATCAATGAAGCATTAGACAATATTAAAGACGAAGATGATCGTAAGATATTCAAACGTTATTACATTGATGGCTGGGGCATCATTAAGATCACAATGAATATGTATTACTCAAAGACTGCAGTCATTGCAAGAAATAATAAAGCAACGCAACAGTTTGCTGAGAAATATGACGGCGGTCATTTACTTAAGATGTTTCATGAATAATATAAAGAACGCTACTTTTTCGTAGCGTTTTTGTTTTACGATTGAATCATGATAGATGTGAGTACACCAAAGGCAAGACACAGGTTCTATGGTAGATCTGCTTGGCAAACAGTCAGGAAACAAGTTCTTAAACGTGATAATTATGAATGTGTATGGTGCAAGAAGAAAGGCCGTGTGACAACGGCTAAGACAGCGAAGCTTGAAGTAGATCATATTAAGGAATTAGAATACTATCCTGAGCTAGCACTCGAACCTAGCAACTTGCGCACGCTATGCCATGATTGCCATAACATAAGGCATGATAGGCACAACGACAATAGAAAAGTATTTGATGATGAGATTTTTTATTTTTAATAAAGTTCGGAAATAGAAAAAATAATTATGTAAGATACCCCCCGGTCATAAAAAATGGGTCATTTTCGACGTTTTTGACTGAACGATTGGCTTAATTAACCAAAAAAACACAACATTTTATAAGAAAGGGCTGTTAAATGTTCGGAAATAGGTTAAAGGAAATTTTAGATAATAAAAACATGAGTTTTTCTGACTTAAAAAAGTTACTTGAGCAAAAAGGAATTGAGATTAGTAATGCTCGACTTTCCTATTATGCTAATGGTAAACGGAAACCAAAGGACAAAAATATTTGGATAGAAATTGCTAAAGTTCTAGAAGTGAATTTGCAAGATATTATTATAGATATTGATTATTTTTTATCAATTAATCAAGAAAATTCTGTTAAAAATAATGTTAAAAAAAGCGGAAATGTTAAAAGTTCAGAAGCCAATGCGCTGTCTAAAGAACTACTATCTCTAATAGATAAAAATTCACCATCTGAATTAGAAAAAGTGTACCGATACTGCAGCTTAGTTTCTAATTTTGAAAATTTAAGCAAAGCAATTGATAAAGCAGGAGTAATGATTCTGGTTTCTTCTGGTGAAAATGAGATAAAAAAACCACACCCTGCTATTGCAGAAAAAGTAAAAGTAAATGCTGCCTTAATTAAGTTAGATGAATTTTTTGAAGAAAAACGAACATCAAAACCTAAAAATAGTGGCGAAAAAGATTGGAGTAAATTTACGAAGTGATCGATTACGTTCAAAAGTACATTGACGGTTATTATGCGGGCATGGTCAAATTCAACTATGAACGAAAATTACTTGTTGATTATATTAAACGTGAGGTAGTGCCTCGTCTCGAATCAGGCGAGGTATTTTTTGACGTTGAACAAATCGAGAATTGTATCGGTTATACAGAGAAATATTTCTTTGAACTGGAAGATTTCCAAAAATTCATTATCAGTTTTGTTTTCTTATATTTTTCAGAAAATCATCGGAATGTTTATCGAAAAATATTAATCATGATTGCCAGGGGGAATGGTAAAAATGGATTACTTTCTGCAATAGGAAGTTATCTAACAACCCCTATGCATGGAATCGCCAACTATAACATTTCAATCGTGGCCAATAGTGAGGATCAAGCTAAAACAAGTTTTGATGAAGTTCACGATACAATTGAGAACCATGAAGAATTAGAAGAACTATTTGGTAAGCCACGTAAATCAGAAATCAAGAACTTACAGACAAAATCGCTCTTTAAATTCAGAACTTCAAATGGAAATACTAAGGATGGACTTCGAGATGGGGCGGTTATTTTTGATGAAATCCACCAATATGAAAGCAATAAAGATGTAAAAGTACATATTTCTGGACTAGGTAAACGACCTAATCCACGTGAATTTTATATAGGAACTGATGGTTATGTGCGTGATGGCTTCATTGACCAGATGAAAGATATGGCACTCAAAGTTCTTAAAGGCGAAGCGAAATGGAATGCTATGTTTCCATTTATTTGCAAATTGGATAAGGCAGAACAGGTCGATGACCCTACCCTTTGGGAATTATCAAGTCCTATGTTTTCACTTCCAATGACAGAGTATGCGCAAGGACTTTTTGAAACAGTTCTGGAAGAATATGAGGACTTAGAATTAAATCCTAGCGGACGAGATGAATTCATGACTAAGCGCCAAAATTTCCCGGTTACTGACATCGAAAGAAGTGTGGCAACCTATGAAGAATTGAAAGCAACCAAAAAAGAATTTCCAGAATTAAGAAATCTACCTGCAGTTGGGGGATTTGACTTTGCCTCTACCCGTGACTTTATTGCAGTTGGTGCATTATTTAAGGTTGATGGGGATTATGTTTTCAAATCTCATTCGTTTGTTCGTAAAGAATTTGTCGATAGAATATATAGCTATTCAAAGCCAAATGAAAATGTTAATGGTAAGCGACGATTTGCTCCGATTAGACAATGGGAAGATGAGGGATTACTCACAGTATTAGATGAACCGTCAATGGATGCACAGCACGTTGTAGATTGGTTTGTTCGTATGCGTGATGAAGAAGGCTATGAATTCCAAACTATTTGTGGAGATGGCTATAAAATGAGGGAGTATTTACAACCTAAATTTGAAGAAGCAGGGTTTGAGGTTTCTTGGAATGGGAAATTTGAAGAACCTCTCGGTTATCGTGTGGAAGTCATTCGTAACTTTAGAGCCATTGATGCACAATTATCAACCGTAATTGAGGATAGTTTCGCCAATCAAAAAATTAATTTTGGGGATAATGATATGATGCGCTGGTACACAAATAATGTACTTAGACATTTGAAAAAAGATGGGAATGTGGAATATATCAAAAAAGAAGATGTCAGACGAAAAACAGATGGATTTAAAGCTTTTGAAGCAGCGATGTTCAAGGCTGATTTACTAAATGAAGTAGATACCACTGATTTCTATGATAATTTGGGTTGGTTTATGGGATAAAACGATACTTTTTGAGAGTAAAAATATTAGATAATTTACTTATGAAGTTATCAGCGAAAGCAAACAAAATGTAATTCGTTCGGTTGGATATACTTCTAACGTTGCTGGACGATAAAACCAGCGTAGCAAGCACGGCACGGGCGCTCAGGGTTCGACTCCCTGACTTGCTATGTCCAACATTATTTGGGGCTGATAATACTAGTACAGTTTCCAAATAATATTAATAAGTCAGTGCGGTTGGAGCTGACAGCAAGGAACAGAAACGACTTCGCTAATAGAAGTTATAGAGTTCGCGGCTCTATCTTGCTCTTATATTTTATTATAGGCTGCCCATTGGACAACCTTTTATTGTTGGAGGAATAACATGGATATTGAGCGACCTAAAAGAACTAATGCGCCTATGAAACCAAAGGAAATTAAAGGAGAAAAAATGGAGCTGATCGTATTTACAAACAATGGACAAACTTATCACTTTTTTGAAGTGACTGATTTTAAACCAACAACCACTGGCTTTAGCTTTACTTATACAGGAAAAGCAACTGGAGTTACACGTAAAGCGGTATTTAATAATACGTGCACTGCAGGTTATGCTCTGGCTTAGCCAATATTAGTCAACTATATTTATTATAGGTTGTCCAATGGGCAGCCTTTTATTTATAAAAACGCTACTTTTTTGCTCTACTTTTCTATTAAACTTGAATTAAAAGTACGGAAAGGAGAAAATGTGGGACTATTTTCAGACATTTGGGCGTCGGTTAAAAGCAAAAGTGAAAACACTGATGTTTCTGGTTACACAGCCTTATTTAATGCACAAGCTACCCTAGGAATGAAAAATGCTGCTTTAGAATCATGTGTAAGTTACTTGGCACGATTAATTTCTAAAGGAAAATTTGTATTTAAGAATGAAAGTTCTATTACAGATTCAGATTTTAATTATGCTTTAAATGTAAAGCCTAATCCAAATCAAACTGCCAGTGAATTTAAAGTAGCAATGGTAAAAAAGCTACTCAATGGCGAATTATTAGTTATCAGAGATAATGATAAATTTTATGTCGCTGATAGCTTTGTTACAAACTACTCATTAGATGGAAATACCTATTCTGGTGTAACGATTAATTTTTCAAGTAGTAATGTCGCAAATGCTCCAAATTCTGGTCCGTATGCTCAAAAGTATTTTGATAGAGTATTTACTCAAGGAGTTGACTGTTTCCATTTGGATAATGACAATATTGGAATAAAAAAATATATTGATAGTCTGTGGGAAGATTATGGGAAATTGTTTGGAATATTAATTACCAATCAACTGCGAGTTGGTCAGTTGAGAGCCAAGTTAAGTATTCCCGTCAATACCAAACTTGAAGAAGATGAGCAAAAAAAAGTTCAAAAACAATTTGCGACAACTTTATCTCAAAGTTTACTCACAGATCCTATTGTATTCGTCCCCGACAATGGTAAAGCACAATCTGCTTATGATGAAATTTCTTCTAGTAAATCAGCAACGCTTCAAAATCAAATCACGGATTTTGGGACATTAAAGAAGATTTTTATTGGTGAAATAGCTGGATTGCTAGGAATTCCACCAGCTTTAGTTCTTGGAGAGACTGCAAATAACTCTGAGAATTTAGATTTAGCAATTGAATCTGCAGCGATTCCACTTGGAAACAAGTTATCTGAAGGATTTGCCAGTTTATTAATAAAAGAATCAGGTTTTATAAATGGGAATACCTTACAAATGACTGGCTTTAAAACGATTAATATTCTTGACCGTGCGGATGCGATTGATAAAGTCGGCTCTAGTGGCGTAGTGAAAATAAATGAAGTACGTGAGGCTTCTAATTTACCACCAATACCAGACGGAGACAGATTTATTATGACAAAAAATTATGAAGAGAAAGGAAAAGATAGTGAAGACACTTAAGTTTAATGGGACTATAATTCCTGATGCGCTTGGTCCAGTATATGACTTTATTAAACGCAGCAATGTTACTCCTAAAACTATGACAGATTTTTTAGAAAATGCAAAAGGAGAAGATGTTCTTCTTTCTATGAGTTCAGGTGGCGGAGAAATTACTGCTGCAAGCGATATGTATACTGCGTTAAAAAAATATCCAGGTAAAGTAAACGTTGAAATAACTGGAAATAGTGCCAGTGCAGCTACAATCGTCATGCTTGGCGCAGATCATGTTGCAATTTCTCCAAGTGCATCAGTAATGATACACAATGTGCAGTCAGGTGCACAAGGCGATTATCGCGATTTAGGTAATGAAGCTGGTGCTTCAAAAAATCTTAGTGAAGGTTTTGCTGAAATGTATGCTCAAAAAATGAATAAGAGCATTGACGAAGTAAAAGAATTAATGGATGCGACAACATGGTATAACGCCAAGCAAGCTAAAGAAGCAGGATTGGTTGATGAAATCATGTTCGAGTCCACACCAATGATGGTTGCTAGTGACGATTTACTACTTTCTGATGAGGCTGTCTCTAAAATAAACGCCCTTATGCAGAATGACAAAGAATCAACAATGAATATTGAAATCAATCCTGAGCAAATGGAGTCAATCAAAAATTTAATTGATGAAAAAATAGCTGCAGTAAAAGCAGAATTTGAAGCTAATAACTCGGCAGACAAGCCGCTTAAAAATCAACTATTTAAATTTGGAGGAATTAAATAATGAATTACACAAAACTACCTAATTACACAGCGGCTGTAGAGAAATATACTAATGCAGTAAAAGAGGGTGCAGATGAAGCAGCACAATCTAAAGCTTTTGACAAAATGATGAACACTCTTGGAGCTGAAATTATGGAAAACATGAATGCTTCAACATCAGATAAAATCAACGAATTAATGGCTTCGCGTCCAACTAATGGACTTTCTGAAAATGAAACTAAATTCTTTAATGATATTACTTCTGGCGTAGGGAAACCAGAAGTGACCTTGCCTCTTGAAATCATGAACCAAGTGTTCCTTGAATTACAAAACGCTCATCCGCTTTTAGATATTATCAAATTCCAAAGCGCCGGATTGAAAATGAGAGCTACAGTCGCTGATTCAATTTATGGTGGTAGTACGGCTGTTTGGGGAGAAGTTTTTGATGGCATTAAAGGTCAATTAAACCAAACTTTCCACGAAGTAGACTTCTCTCAAAACAAATTAACTGCTTTTGTCGCAATCCCTAAAGATGCTCTTGAAAATGGTTATGACTGGTTGAAATCATTTATTATCATTCAAATGTCTGAAGCGATGGCTGTGGCACTCGAAACAGCTTTAGTTGCAGGAGATGGAAATAAAAAACCTATTGGATTGATGAAGGATCTCTCTAAAGGCGCTATCAAGGGTAGTGTAACAACGTATCCAGATAAAGCCGATTTTGCAGATTGGTCTGATATTGATCCTGATAATGCAGCAGAAAAAATCGCCCCTGTAATGCAAGCTCTCTCTAAAAATGAAAAAAATATCACAGTAAATATCTCTGGACAAGTAAAAATGTTAGTTAATCCTGATGATTATTACTCTACTCTTGCTAAATTCATGTATCTCACGGATAACGGTGTTTGGGTAACTGTTTTACCTTTCGGTGTTGAAATTGTTCAATCCGTTGCAGTGCCAAAAGGAAAATCAGTAATCTTTGCGGCTAACCGCTACTGGGCTTATATGGGCGGAACAAGAATGCAAGAGTTTGACCAAACTTTCGCTCTCGAAGACTTGCAACTTTATACTGTCATAGCTTTCTACTACGGAAAAGCTTACGACAATAATACAGCTCGGGTTGTAAAACTTGCTACAGTCTAATGTTGCCCCAGTTACAGTCACAGAAGCTTAATAGTAAAGGAGAAGTAAATGAGCGATGCGGGAACTTGGGCGGATGGTCATCTTAAATCTTTTAAACAAAGGATGCGGATTAATACAGAAGATCCTGATGAACTTGCCAATTTAACAAAAATGCTCATTGCCTCTTATACTTCAATTCTTCGGTTGGTTGGTGTATCTGATGCTACTGACCCCGAAGTTGAGGAGTTAATCTATGAGCGTTCACGCTATACTTACAATGATGCACTTGATGAGTTTAAAGAGAATTATGCTCAAAACATTCGTGACGTTTTTCTAGCTAATCAACCTGAAGAAAGCGAGGAAAGTGATGATAAAATCGCAGAAAGTCCTTCAATCTTCTAACCGAACGAACAATGGAACGATGCGAACTTCAGTTACTTTTAAACGAGTAGGTCTTGATACCTCTTTTGATGGAAGAGGTAAAGAACTGATTGAAAAGTTTAAAACACTTGCGGATGTGTATAGCCCAAGCAATAAAGATTTGAGCATCTTAGGAAGCCAAAACGTTAAGAATGGAGCAACAATAAAAATTCGTGATCCCTTAACGAGTTATCAACCTAAAAATGATGACAAGGTTATTATTGATGATCCTAGATATTCAGGTCAGGTTTGGGGGATAGTAGACATTCAGCCTGATTTTCATGACCGAACTTTCTTGAAAATAATTCTAGGAGGGACGAATCTTAATGAGTAGTTCAATGACAATCAAAGGGTTTGAAGAAATTGAAGCAAAATTGAGAGAAAAGTTTAGTGAAACTCGTGTGAAGAAGATAGAAAGTGATGCACTTAAAGCAGCCGCTGATGAAGCTGTAGTTGATTTAAAGAGTACCCTTTCTCAATTTGCAAATTCTGGTGATACAGTAGCTGGTGTTGTTCGAGGGAATGTTTCTAGAACATCAGGATTCCCCGTCATAAAGATAGGTAACAACGGTAAGCATTGGAGACTTGTCCATCTTGAAAATAATGGCTTTGTCAGAAATGGTAAATCATATCGTTATAAAAGTTTTGGTGCTTTACAAAGATTTTCAAATGCTCAAGGACAAAAATTTGTTAAGACAGCGCAAGCTAATTTGAAGGAGTTGCTAAAATGAATGATATGCTAAGTGAACTTATGCAAGCTTTAGCTAATGACTCTGATATTCTAGCAATTCAAAGAACAGGTGGGTTTAAAAGTTATTCAAGATATGAAAATTTATCTGGAAGCTCAACAAGTATAACAATTACTCCGACTGGTCCACCAGAACAAACAGCTATGAGTAGCAATGATTCACTAGCTAAACATTTTGTTTATCAGGTCAGCATAGAGGCAATTGACCGATTAACAGTAAAAAAATTACAAAATACAGTTGAAAATATTCTAAAAACAAAAGGATTCTTTCAGATGAATGGCGGACTAGATGAATATTTTAGCGATACAAAAAGATATGTGGATGCTCGGTTTTATGAAGGCAATAGCAATCTTTACGAAAATTATTGAAAATAAGGGAAAAAACAATGTCAGTACCTATTGGTTTTAAACGTTTAACAATTCGTATAAAAGATGGTAAAACTGCAGTTCCTGATAAAACTCAGTTTGTTATCGAGGGAAAAAAAGATAATGGTGGTATGGTTTCCGCTAAAGTATCAGGATTAGCGGTTGATGCCGTAAAATCTTATTCTTCAAATAAAGTATACTCCATTTCAGGAAAAGGAGTTGGAGATGGTAAAGTTGAGTTCGATATCATGGACTTCCCTGAAAAAATTAAAAATGCAGTGCTTGGAATTGTTGCATCTACTAATGGTGTATACAAAGCTACTGCAGATCGCACTTCTCCATATTGCTCGATTCTATTGGAAGATGTAACACCTCAAGGTCATCCATATTTAATGGCATTTGTGGATGGAATGTTCTCATCTGATGGTCTTGAGTTTAATTCATTACAAGGCAAACAAAGTGAACTTCCATCAGAAGCTATTAGCTTTGCCATTGGTTCTGATGACAACGGATTGTACTACTCTACCTTTGTAGGAACTGGAGCTCCTACTGATGCAGCTGGTATTGCAGAAATTAAAGCTGATGCTTTAATGGTAGCAGGAGGGTGAAATAAATGACTAAGTTATCAATTACTCTTCGTGATAAAGACGGTGAGTTTACTGTTACTCAAGAACATGTTAGCGGTCAAAAGCTTCTTGATTATTGGGATATGGCAGTTGAAATTGAAAAAAACGTTGATAAGATGTCTATTTCAGACGTTTATAAAAAACGGATTAATTTCATCGCTGGTTTATTCGATAGTTCAAAGGTAACGGAAGAATCAATTTTAGCAAGTGTACCTGCTTGGGGATTGCAAAATTTCATTAAAGATGTTTTTGAAACGATTACTGGTTCAAAAGAAGTTACGGGTGACGAAAAAAAGGAACAATGACAGTCTCAGAAGCTCGTTCTGAATTTCTAGACTTTGTAAAAACGCTAGTATCGACTGGTTCATATACTTTGGCAGATATCCTTAGTAATGATTTTTCTACAGTTGTTTCTGTGGTTGGTGCAAAAATTATATCAAAAGATGGTAGCGTAGATGAGCCTAAACAAGAAAAAGTATTATCGCTTTGGGAATTTGGGCAGTCATTAAATTAAAAATAGCTCTTATGAGCTGTTTTTTTATTTAAAAAAGAGATATAATTAAATAAAAAATACTGGAGTATGATATGGAAATTAGATATTTTTTTGATGAGGTTAAAGAGACTGCAATTAATATAAAAAAACCTATATTCGCAGACAAAGACTTATACAACAAATTCATAGAAAATAGTAAAAATGTAATTGCTATAGACATAACTCAAGAAGGAGTTAAAGAAATAGTAAGTAAACTTTTAAGTTATAATTTTCTTTTGCACTCTCAGATTAATTTTGTAGATTTTTTAAAAGATGTAAATATAGATTTAGAAGAGTTACAGAGCCAAAGAAATGCTCTACAAGAATTAACAAAAATAGAAATATCCAATAAAGATAAAGATATACGAAACGAAAGAATTAAAGAATTTTACACCAATCTTCCTAAGTTTGAATATAAGGTATTGAAGTTTCGTGATCGTATGATGATTGGAGATACAAAAACAAAACCTATGGAGGAAATGTTAAACGCATTTGCTAGACAAGGCTGGAAAGTAATATCTATGGTGGAAAACACATGGCGACAAGAAGGTATAATGACAGGGAATAGTCACGGTGAGATTCTAGTAACTATGGAACGACAAGTTTTTAATGGATAACTAATATAAAAACGCTACTTTTTAAGGGCGTTTTTTGTTTATCCTTGAATTAACGATAAAAGTTCAAGGAGAAAGCCATGGCAGATACACCTTTAGGTAAAATGATAATTGAAATGGGCTTTGATGATTCCAGCTTCGCAAAGGGTGTTACTGGAGTTAATAAGCAATTAGCAGCCTTAAAAAATGATTTAAAAACTTCTCAAACATCATTTTCAACATTTGGGAAAGGTGTTGACGGAGTTAAAAGCCCAATGGAAGTTCTAACAAAATCTATTGAGGCGCAAAAAAGGCAATTAGATTTACTAAAAAAATCTTACAATGGTTCACTAATTGACGGAAAAGCAAGCTCTAGCACTCAAAAATATGCGACTGATATTTCTCGTGCAAATGCACAATTAATGCAATACCAGGCTCAATTAAAAAATGCGGCGATTGAGCAATATAAACAAACCTCTATCTTGCCTAAAATGTCTTCTGGACTAGGAAAAGTAAGCTCAGGTTTAAGTTCAATTGCTTCAAAAGCTATGCCTGCTTCAATTGCTATAACTGCAACATTTGCGAAAGGAATTCAAGCAGCAACTAATTTCAATGGCAAGATGACTGAAATCCAAGCTTTGTTATCAGATGGAACACCAGCAAATGTCCTTTCTAAGCAAATGGATACTTTATCAGATAAATCTAAACAATGGGCTAGACAATACGGTATCGATACCTCATCTATCAATGATGGTATGGAAGAAATGATTAAACGCGGTTATGATTTTAATCAAACCGTTGGGGCTATGCCAGCAGTATTAGATGCCTCAAGAGCCTCAGGGGAAGATTTCGGAACAGTAATGTCTGCATCAACTGCTATTCTTGAACAGTTTGGTTTAAAGACTGAAGATACAGCATCCATGATGAAAAATACCCAACGAGTAACGGATAGCTTGACATTTGTAGCTAATAAAACCTCTGCGGGTTTTGAAGATATGGGTGTGGCAATGGAATATGTCGGGCCCGTTGCTCACTCTTTAGGTATGAATGTTGAACAAACCGCTGCTGCAGTAGGATTGCTTTCAAATAATGGTATCGAAGGCGAAAAAGCTGGTACATCACTTCGTGGCGCTCTATCTCGCTTGTTAAAACCTACTAAACAATCTTCGGCAGCTTTTGAAGAACTTGGCATTAATATCGATGAGTGGAAAAAAGGAAATATCGGTTTACCTGATATGCTCGATACCATCAAAAAACATACCGAAGGTATGACAGATGCAGAAAAAAGTTCATTAGTTGCTAAAGCTTTTGGTGTAGAAGCTCAAACAGGTATGAACGTGCTGATTAACCAAGGCGGAGATGCATTACGCAACTTAACCAAAGAAACTCAAAATGCGACTGGTTATACTAAAAAGCTTGCAGACCAAATGAACAATTCTGATAAGAATGCTTTTAATAAAGCTAAAGCGACTTTGGAAGTTTTATCAATTGATTTAGGTCAAAAGCTCCTACCTTCAATCATTCCAGTTGTTAAAGAAATAGATAATTTGGCAGGCTCGTTTTCAAAATTAAGCCCAGAGACTCAACAATTCATCATTAAAATGGCAATAGCAGCGGCCGCAGTTGCTCCAACAGCGAAAGCTTTAAGTGGATTAACAAGTATTCTGTCTGGAGTTACTGGTGGTCTGGCAAGATTTGGGGCTAGAGGTGCTGGTAAATTAGCACTCGAAGGGATAACTACAGAAGCAGGATTAGCGGCAAAAGCAGTAGGAGGCTCAGGAGGGTTAGCTGCAGAGCTAGGTGGTATCTCTCCTATTCTAGCTGGAATCTCTCCTATAGCGGTTGGTGCATTAGGTACAGCAGGTTTAGCTGGATTGATTATTGGGGTACTTGATCAAGTAAGTAAATTAGAAGATAAGCATAATGTATTCGGAACAATTAATGTTCCTGACGAAACTTACAACAAAGTTAAAAATTTTGAAGAAAAAGTAGAAGGCTTAAAAACAGCTACTGAAAAATTTGGAGCTATTGGCCCTAAAGCTTTCAATGATGTTAAGCAAGCTATTGCTGATATGGGAACTGCCGCTAATAGTGATATTGATGCAGCCACACAAAAATTAATTGATGATGCTAAAATTTTAGGTTGGTCTGATGATCAAATAAAAAATCTTAAGCAAGGCGGTTCTAAAGCAAAGGATGTTATTAAAGCGGCGACAGATGATATGACTAATATCTATCAAAATGCTGCAAAAAATCATAGACAAATTACAGCTGATGAAAATTCTAAGATAATAGCTGACCAGAACGTAATAGCCGGTCAAGAGTTAGATGCTTTGAAAATAACTGGAAGCAAAAAAACGGCTGTTATGAAGGCTTTAAATGGTGATATGACTAATATGTCAGTAGAAACTGCCAATAATGTTTCTGACAGTTTAACGAAATTAATGGATAGTGAGAATGATAGCTATAAAAAGAAAATGGCAGCTGCTAAAGAACTTTTCGAAAACGGGAAAATGAGTGCTCAGGAATATAATGAGACTACGGAAGCATATAATAATCAGCATAAACAAATTATGGAAAAGTATGGTGTAGATTTAGCGGCTACCCAACAAGTGATTATAGATAATATGCAAAAAGGGACTCAATCATATGGTGCTTATATGAGAAGGCAGTCGGAGCAATTTGCTAATTACGGATTAGATTTCGAAGAAATGTTAAAAAAAGCAGGAAGTGGAGCTAAAAGCAGCACCCAAGAGCTTGGCGATAGTTCTAAATTGCTTGCCCAATATGCTAAAAATATGAGTAGCGATGTAAAAAAAGCAGATGATACATGGAATAGCCTGGTTCTTGACCCTAAGACAGGGAAAGTTACAACAAATGCAGCTCAAGTGGTCGCCGATACATTAAAACAAAAAGGTGGTTGGGAACAAATTCAATTTGTGATGAAGCATGCTAATTTATCTACTAATGCTAAAGCTTCAATTTTAGAAGCAGTTATCGCTAGCGGTCAATGGGATAGCCTATCCCCTAAAGATAAAGAGCTTTTTATACACAATCAACAAGGATTGCTTGCCATTGCTGCATCTCAACAAAAATTAAATGAATGGAATAGTATTCCTGACGAAGTGAAAAAATTACTGGGAGACAATTCAAATTTCATTAACAACGAAGCAAATGCATCGGCTATTTTAGATGCATGGAATAAAGCTACTCTAGAAGAAAAAAAACTTTTAGCGCAAAACCTGACTTTAAAGCCAAAAATGGACGCTCAAGCTATTATTGATTCACTACAAGGAAAAACGGTACCACTTGGTGCAAACAACAATACAGGACAAGGAGTAAATAGCGCTGCCGCAACAATTGCTGCATTGCAAGGTAAAACTGTAGGAATTGATGCCAATGACAGTGGAGCAAGAAAAACATTGAGTGGATTCTTAGGTGATATTCCGACTTCAAAAACAATTGATTTAATCATAAATAAAACAAACAATGCGCAAGGTACACCATACCATCCAGGCGGACTTGCTATGGTTAATGACCAAAAAGGGCCGACCTATAAGGAATTAATCAGCCTTCCTAATGGAGTAAGTTTTATTCCAGAAGGTCGAGATGTGACAATGCCACTGCCTAAAGGAACGAAAATTTTAAAAGCTAGCAAAACAGCACAACTTATCCCTAAATATGCCGATGGGACTGGTGGTATTCCAGCTAATGCGAAGATATTTAGAGATATGAGAGCAGTTCAACAACAGTTAGTAGTTAATACTCCAGTTGTTGACAATAGTAGCCAGCTTAATGTCATCATTGAGTTACTTAAATTAATGTCAGGAAGTAATAACGAGTCATTAATTAAAGCAATTCAATCTTTAGCAAATCGTCCATCAGTTTCTGTTTTTGATAAAAAGGATGCTGCTAAAACACTAACAAAATTAATTTCTGAGAATCAAGAGAAAGACACTCTTATTCAAACTTTGATTGGAGGTCATAATCCGTGAATAAAACAATGAAAATAACACTTGACGGAATTGACATATCAAAATTGTTTTATTCTGTTACAAATATCAAAAGAAATATTGGTTCAAATTGGGTTAATACAACTAGCCCTAGACTTCAAGGCGTTGATTATCTTTATAACGCATTAGGTAGTAAAACAATTTCATTTGATTATGAAATTAATGGCACATTTTTTGATGAGATAAATGCAAAAAAAGAATTACTTGCAAAATATCTAAATGTTAAGGAACCTGTTCCATTAATTTTTAACGATGAACCAAATAAAGTCTGGTACGTTGTACCTGATGGCGAACAATCTTTTGAGCAAGCTACGGGAACAATTACATTTTTAGTGCCTAAAGGGTACGCAGAATCAGTCTATACTAAAGTATTGAATAATGATAACTCAGGCGGAGAAAATGGAACCATCATAAATAATGCTGATAACTCAGTTTCGGTACTAATCAATAATAATGGGACATTGCCAATCTTTCCAACAATTAAAATCACACCCACCGCTGAATCAGGTTTCTTTGGAATAGCTGGACAGAATGTTCTTGAAATTGGGAATCCAGATGAAGCGGACGAAAAACGAAAAACGAAACAAACAACGATTGCGGATTTCAAAACTCAGTCAGATTTTGACACGAATTTCGTAGATGCAACGGATCTGACGACATCTTGGGAAACAAATATCCCACCTATCCCTAACAATAGTAAGCTGAAATGGAAAACGGACGGAATAAGGATGTCTACTTTTAGCCAAGCCGCAACTTGGAACGCTGGGATTCAACGGTATGATGTTCCTAAAGATAGCACACATCAATATCCAGTCAATTGGCATGCACAGTTCAATACATTCTTTATCCAAAGCAATGCAAGACAAGCTGGCCGCTTTCAACTTTATTTTTGTGATGAAAATAAGCAACCGTTGGCCATGTTTGAAATTTTCAAAGGTGGAGCAGGTCAAAATGCTGAGCTTATCTTCTGGCTCATCGGTGGCGATAATAAGATGCATAAATTCGGAGGGGATAAACCATTTAATGCCTCGACAGGAAAAGCACCGGGTGGCGTTACTTCGCTTTTTGATGCCGCTCATGGTGGCCAGGCGATTATTAAACAAGGCAATAAGATTTCTTTTTATTGGAAAGGCGTGGCTTACTCTTACTTAATGGGTAATGCTGGCAGTTCAACTAAACTCGCTTATGTCTATGTTGTAGAAGCAAGTCGTCAGAATTATCCCGTTATTAACGATATGAGCTTAAAGTCGTTTAAATTAACGAATCTCAATGATGGATATATGGTCAATGTGGTCAATAAGTACCAACCTAATGACGAAATTATCGTTAATATGGATGCTAAAAAAATAATTGTCAACGGACAGGGAGCCAACTCTGATTACATCACAGGTTCAGATTTCTTTTCAATACCTGCAGGTCAAAGTCAAAAAATAGATATTGTCTATTCAAGTTTCACCACAAGTCCACCTAAAATAGAATTCTCATGGAAGGAGCGAATCTTATAATGTTAATTTCAATTCATGACCGAACGCTTGAACGTGTCGGATTTCTAAGTAATGACGATTCAGAAAGCCCTGACTTTAAAGATGACAACTTCCATCGCTATTTAGCACAAGGGACATCCACTTTTGATTTTACAGTTAATAAAATCAAGAATGGAGTGGTTCAAGATTACGTTCAACTGTTGAATGAACATGCTTATTTCAGCTTTCAGTACGAGGGTGAAGATTTTCTGTTTGATTCTGTGATCGTTGAAGAAGATGATGACAAAATTACGTTCAACTGTCTGACCCTTAATCTTGAAATGAGAAATGAGCAAGTCAAGGAGCTTAAGAATACAGCCGCTCATAATATTCAATGGTACTTTGACCAAATGGGGCTGATTAATTTTGCGAAAATCACACTTGGAATTAATGAAGTTTCAAGCTATACCAGAGCCATTAATTACGATGGTGAAGATACAAAGCTCTCACGCTTAATTTCAGTCATTCAAAATTTTGACGCAGAATTTGAGTTTGTCACAAAATTAAAAAGAGATGGAACGCTTGATAATATCACCTTGAACATTTATAAGAAAAATGACAATGGCGATATCCAAGGGGTAGGACAAAATAGGAATGATGTCTTTTTGTCCTTTGGCGATAATATTTCAGGCGTTTCCCGCAAAGTTGAGAAAGCTCAAATTTTCAACTCTATTTATGTCACTGGGAAAGATGGCTTAAGCTGGAAAGATTCTGCTTGGTCGGTTACTAATTCAGAAGGACAAGAAGAGTTCTATAAACGAGCGGGGGAAAGTTATGCTAAAGCTCCGCTATCTGCTCAGATGTTCCCCTCACAGCTTCAATCGTCAAGTGGCGATATATTTACCAACAAGAACGAAGCTACCGAATACACCACGGTTAATGCCATGTGGGGCTATGCTTTAAGTCAGTTGAAACAGTATGCTTATCCCTTAATTTCTTATGAAGTGACAGCAACCAGTAACTTGACGGTTTCAAGTACTGGCGATGGGACACCGCTTCATATTGGCGATACGGTCAGAATTCAAGATAAGAATTTCATTGATTCTGACGGAAATGTTGGCTTATTCTTGTCAGCTCGAGTGAGTGAACTAGAAATAAGTTTCACTAACCCTACAAGTAACAAAATTATGTTTTCTAATTACATCAAGCTGAAAAGTGAAGTATCTGATGATTTAACTGCTAGAATGCAAGAAATTATCAATGCTAATACTCCTTACCGTCCTGACATCACTTCTACCAATGGCTTGCAATTTAAAAATGGAACGGGAACGACTACATTAGGCGCACATATCTATTTCGGTTCAGATGACAAAGAAACGACTGCGGACAGCTACGAATGGTCGAAAGACGGAACGGTTGTTGCGAACGCTCAGACTATCACAGTTGATGCCAGCGGAGTTGCGGATAAGGCAGTTTATAGTTTTAAAGCGACGGTTGCGGGTAAAGTAGTCGCAAGTCAGTCGGTGACTATCACTAATGTTAATGATGGTGCTAAGGGCGCACAGGGTCCGCAAGGGCCTCAAGGACCTCAAGGATTAAAAGGTGATCCTGGAGCAACTGGTATCCCCGGACAAGCCGGAGCTGACGGAAAAACAAGTTATCTTCACATCGCTTATGCTACAAACTCAACTGGTACGGCTGGATTTGATGTATCAAATGCGACTGGTAAAACTTATATTGGACAATATACAGACTTTACGAGCGCTGATTCTACAGACCCAAGTAAATACACATGGAGCTTGATTAAAGGTGATAAAGGCGATAAGGGTGATACAGGACCGCAAGGCCCTCAAGGAGAGAGAGGAATAGCAGGTGCGACAGGTGCGACAGGCTCCCCTGGCCCTAAAGGAGCTGATGGTCGGTCAAGCTATATCCACATCAAGTACGCTCCAGTGATTAACCCTACTGATAGTCAGATTACAGATACGCCAAATGCCTATATAGGTGTCTATACTGACTACAATCAGGCAGATAGCACTAGCGCAAGTGCCTACACTTGGTCAAAATGGCAAGGTGAAGATGGAGCCAACGGCGTGGCAGGAGCCAAAGGAGCAGATGGTAGGACTACCTATGTCCACTTTGCCTATGCCAATTCTACTAACGGTCAGACTAACTTTAGTACATCATACTTTGACGGCGCTCTTTACATGGGTACTCTTACAGATTATACCCAAACAGACAGTACGAACTATGCAGCCTATACATGGAGCAGATTAAAAGGCGATAAGGGCGATAAGGGAGACCAAGGCGCCCAAGGTATTCAAGGTTTGCAGGGTCCTACCGGAACTCAAGGGGTTGCTGGACCTAAAGGCAATGATGGAAAAACGCAATATACACATATCGCATACGCAAATAGTGCCGATGGTGTAACTAATTTTTCAACTTCTGATTCTAATCGTGCCTATATCGGGATGTATGTTGATTTTAACATCAATGATTCAACTACTCCGAGCGATTACTCATGGACGCTTGTTAAAGGAGCGGATGGAACGCAAGGGACACCGGGCAAACCTGGAGCTGACGGTAAGACTCCATATTTTCACACAGCATGGTCTTATAGTGCTGACGGTACGGATGGTTTCACGACTGTTTATCCTAACTTGAATTTGTTGGATGGGACTAAATATTTCAAAACTATAAGCGCTGGTAATAATACAGAAAGCCAAAATGCAGGAGAAATTTATTTCACGCAACATAAAAAAGTGGCTGATTTATTTAAAGCCGGCGACTACATAATAATATCTTGTGACGTTGAATTTTTAAACACTGAACTGTATAGCAGCTCGAACGATACTTTTATGCGAATACAAACGTATGGTGGAGCGTATACTTGGTTATCTGTGATAAATATAAAAAATGTAGATGGCAGGTTTTATACTAAAGATTCATTAAAAGATTCTGATTATATAGAAAATCCTACTCATAAACTTACAGTATCTCGAACAATACAATTAACTCAAGATTTTATAAATGTAAACGCAACGGTCAATCGTGTTCATGTGCTTTATCACTATATACCTGTTGGTGCGAACGTAAGAGTTACTAAATTAAAAATAGAACCAGGCTCAACCGCCACTCCATACATGCCATCATCTAGCGAAGCAAAAACTGCTGATTATCCAAGCTACATCGGTCAGTACACAGACTTTGCGCAAGCTGACAGCACTAATCCATCCGACTATACTTGGAGTCTGATGCGAGGGAATGACGGTAAAGATGGGGAAGATGGTAAAGACGGAAGAGCAGGTAAGGACGGCGTTGGAATAAAAACCACTGTTATCACTTACGCTATTTCAACAAGCGGAACGACAGCACCAACCACTAGCTGGACAAGTTCTGTTCCCAGTCTTGTCAAAGGGCAATATCTTTGGACGAAAACAGTATGGACATACACGGACAACTCAATTGAAACAGGTTACTCAGTAACTTATATTGCAAAAGACGGAAATAACGGTAATGACGGAATTGCTGGTAAAGATGGTACTGGTATCAAAACTACGACCATTACGTATGCAGGCTCAACAAGTGGGACAACGGCACCGACTAGCGGTTGGACTTCCACAGTTCCGACAGTTGCAGCAGGTAGTTATCTGTGGACTAAGACTGTTTGGGCTTATACGGATAATACCAGTGAAACAGGGTATTCAGTTGCTAAAATGGGAAATACTGGAGCAACAGGTCCACAAGGACCTCAGGGGAATACTGGACCACAGGGCCCTGCTGGAAGTAACGGTGACCCTGGTAAAGTTGTTTCTGATACTGAGCCAACCACTCGATTTAAAGGCTTGACTTGGAAATATTCAGGTACCGCAGAGCTTACAGCAAGTGACGGAACAGTGATTAAGCCAAATACAGAGTACTACTACGATGGCACTCACTGGATTATTAATTTAATCGAAGCGAATCAGCTTAATGTCAATGATTTGTCTGCTATTTCTGGAACTTACACAAACGGGAGTATCAAGAATGTTACAACCGATGGCTCTGTAACCTCAACGATTTTAATTGAGAAAAAGCATATCCTATTTACTTTTTCAGATTCTTCACAAAATACAACCAATACTTTAGAGCTAGATAGCCAACAAGGTTATGCAAATACTTTTGTCGATAGTAACAGCGGCCGCACAAGAACTGTTCAAGCTAACTTTCAAGGCTTTTTCACTTCCGATACTGATGGGCCTAGCGCTCAACTCACTCCTTACGGAGTTTATGTAACGAATGGGCTTCAAACAACTACAGTATCACTCGGTTCTGGAATTAATGCGACCTTAGCTAAAATTGGTCAGATGTGTCAAATCTCTATCAATTCTAATAGTTCTAATGTTCCAGCTGGTAATGGGGTAGCTTTGTCAGGGAATATTCCAGCCGGTTGGCGCCCAGCTATTGGTACACCCTTTGAAGTTATGATGTATAGCGGAACAACTTTCCAACGTCCTTTACACATCACAATTGGAACGGACGGGAAATTATCCATCGTTAATGCATCGGCTTCAAGTTATTGGTGCTTTGGCGGAACGGTTTATATGCTTGCATAGAAAGGTAATAAAAATGATTAAACAAAATTCAAAAACACAGAACAAAACAATTTACGCTGATTCAGTAGCAGTTGCTACATTTGATTCGACAATGCAGCCTGACGGACAAGCACAGTTATCACTAAGCATCATTGACCCTGAGAAGTTCCATGCTTCAGAAGAGGCTCAGAATGATTTTCAAGGTTGTGTTGATTCGGTAACGGCTGAGTCAAAACAAGTGATGACTGACAGAAGTAAATTTTAGAAAGCAGGGGTTATGGAGGAGCAAGCATGGCGAGAAGTGCTCGAACGATTAGCTCGAATTGAAACAAAGTTGGATAACTATGAAACAGTCCGGGATAAAGCAGAACGAGCACTTTTAATA